AAAGGAGAAAACATACAAAGTGAATACAAAAAAGATGAAGACAAAAAAGTAAAAAACATAAAAAATGCAGACATACAAGTTGAAAACATACAAGATGCTTACATACGAGGTGCTTACCTACAAGGTGCTGACCTACAAGGTGCTAACCTACGAGGTGCTGACCTACAAGGTGCTGACCTACAAGGTGCTTACCTACGAGGTGCTTACCTACAAGGTGCTGACCTACAAGGTGCTTACCTACGAGGTGCTGACCTACGAGGTGAAAAAATTTCAAAAGCTATTGTGTTTACAGGACTTTATAAGTATATTGTAATTCCTTACATCACAGAAGAAGGTGTAAAGCGTGTTAAAATGGGCTGCCATAATAGAACGCTAGAAGAATGGGAAAATGACTTTTGGAATAATCCTAATGAATTTCCAAACAACGATTCAGTTGATAGTAATTTAAGGCTAATGGCTTTTAATACTGCAAAGGAATGGTTTAAAATAGTAACCAAATAATTAATAACCAATAAAAACAAAAACAAATGACAATTGAAATCAAAGGAACAGTAAAGGTGCTAAACCAAACAGAGCAAGTTACGGACAAATTTGCAAAAAAAGAAGTAGTAATAACTATTGACCAGGACAGCAAGTATCCTCAGGATATAAGCATCCAAGCTATTAACGATAAGATAAGCCTATTAGATAGCGTTGAAGTAGGAGATAGCGTTACAATCGTGGCTAACTTGAATGGTCGTGAGAGCAAAGGTCGCTACTACAACACACTAACAATTTTTAAACTAACTAAAGAACAATTCTAAACTAAACAAATTATGGAAACTAAAACACTACAAACTCAACTATTAGAGTTTCAAAAAAAAGTAAACGTTATTAAAAAGGATGCTAAAAATCCACACTTTAAAAACACTTACGCATCATTAACTCAAATCATTAGCGAGGTTAAGCCATTACTTTCAGAGTGTGGAATCGTATTAACTCAGCCACTAATTAATGGTAATGTAAGTACATTCTTAACTTATGGCAGCGAAGTATTGGAATCTTCATTACCTTTGCCGGTAGGGTTACAACCTCAGCCATTAGGCTCTGCAATAACTTACTTTAGAAGATACACCCTTGCATCTTTATTGGCTTTAGAGATTGACGATGACGATGCAAATGAGGCTACTAAGAAAGAGCAACCAAAGTTCCAAGCAACCGCAACCGAGTTACCACCGCTATCTGATAAGGCTTTTGCTGCTATGCTAGATGCTATTGCTAAAGGCGAAAAGGATAAGGTAAAAGCTGCAATGACTAAATACACACTATTGAAACCACAATTAGACGAATTAACTAAACTTTTAAACTAAAAAACATGAACCTTTACCAAATCGAAAACGAATACCTGCAATTATCTGAAATGTTAATTGAATCAGAAGGGGAGTTAACTCCTGAATTAGAAAAAGCCTTAGAAATTAATGGCAATAATTTAAAAAACAAAGCTGTTAATTATGGCTATGTTATTAAGCAAATGGATGGTAACGTTGACTTAATAGATGCTGAAATCAAACGCTTACAAGCTATGAAGAAGGCAAGAGTAAACGCAGCTGAACAACTAAAGGAAACAATCAAAGCTGCAATGCTTATGTATGATTTAAACACGATTGAGATACCAACGTTAAAGCTATCATTCCGCAAGTCTGAAAGCGTTGAGGTAATTAACGAGGCTCAACTTACTGAGCAGTTTACAACTACTAAAACAACTGTTACACCTAACAAGGTGGCTATTAAAGAGGCTATTAAGAATGGTGAAGTTGTTGAGGGGGCTGTGTTGGTTACTAACTTTAATTTGCAAATTAAGTAATGAAAATCGTTTTTGATGCCACACTCGAAGGGCTTAGTACTCGAATGGATGATACTATAAAAGTAGTTATAGGAACGCAAGAAGTAACCGCTGAGCAAGGTTTAGCACTCTTAAAGTTAAGAGGTAAGTTTTGCAAGGTTATGTTATCAGATACAGCAATAGAGCAAAAAGAAATAGATTCTGTTAATAGCTTACCTATAAAAGATGAAAGCAATAACAAATCTAATTCCCAGCGGTTAAGGTCTGTATTGTTTATTAATTGGCAGCAATCGAAACAAACTACTAACTTTGATGACTATTACAATAGTGAAATGAATCGTATTATTGACCACTACAAAGCAAAGTTAAATGGCTAAGAACATTATTAAATCTTTATTCAAAGAAATCAAAAACAAAAACTGCAAAGAATGTGGAGGTCTATTTAAACCTTTCACATCTTTACAAGTTTGTTGCTCTCAAGAATGTGCTATTGATTTATCTAAAAAGCGTGTATGGAAAGCTGAAAAACAAAAGATAATAGATAAGACAAGAACACGAACTGAGTGGCTTAATTTGGCTCAGGTAGTGTTTAACACTTATATTCGTTTAAGAGATAAAGATAAAGGCTGTATTACTTGCTCAAAACCATTTAGAGATAAATACGATGCTGGTCATTTCTTTTCAGTTGGTTCTTACCCTGCTTTACGATTTAATGAAGATAATGTACAAGGGCAATGTGTAGCTTGTAATCAACATGGGCATGGTATGCAATCTGAATACTTTATACAATTACCAAAGCGTATTGGCTTAGATAGGTTTAACGTTTTATTAGAACAACGTAAAAGCGTACTTAAACTTTCAGAGGTGGAAATCAAAGAGTTAATTAATGTTTATAAAAAAAAGATAAAAGAATTGAAAAAATAATTGTATATTTGCGGAGTAGTTTAGTCGGTGGAGCGACGTTAATAACTAAAAACATTAACCCTGTTGGGCTGAGGAACTCCACTTCTGAGGCTCACAGGGTTTTTTATTTAAAAAAATGAAAACATTTAATCAAACTTTAACGGATTACTTTATTGAGAAAGCAGTTAATCCTTTTGCCAAACTTTGTTGGGATTGTATTAATAACCGCTACGTTATTACTTTCTACTTTCAACAGCAAGAAACTTTTAGTAAACTTAACTATGAAATTATACTATAATGGGAAAACTTGGATATACTTGGTACCCAAAAGATTGGGGAAACTCTGAATCTGTATTTGAATTAACTTTAGTTGAGCGTGGTTTGTATCGTGAATTAATTGACATGGCGATGCTAAATGATAACAAAACAGAAATTAACATGAAAGTATGGGCGAGGAAGTTTGGAAGCACAGAAGATGAAATTGAAAGCATTTTAATAACATTAGAAACATTAAATTTAATTGTTTGTACTGATATTAATTTATTCATTCCAAGCTGCGAAAGTCGTTTAAAATTAGTACGTGGAGGCAGTAATGGAGGTAAGAAAAGTAAGCCTACTATCAAGCCCCATATTAAGCCTATTGAAAGCCTTGATGAAAAAAACATTAAGCCTAGTGTTAAGCAAATAGAAAAGAAAAGAAATAGAAAAGAAATAGAAATAGAAAAAGAAATACCCTCATTAGATATTTTTTTAGCTTTTGCTATTGACAAAAGACCTAGTGTTGACCCTGAAAAGGTAAGTTTAAAATATTCATCATGGGTAACTAACGATTGGAATGATGGTAATGGAAATAAAATAATAAATTGGAAGAGTAAACTTTTAAATACTTTGCCTTACATTGATGAAGTAAAGCAAAAGAAGTACGACCCAACAAACCCAGCAACATTTAGAAACTAATGAACTATTCAGATTACGGGATAATAATTCCCAACGGAAAATACAGCGGTCAGGTTTATACAACTTGTCCAAAGTGTTCACATACAAGAAAAAAGAAAGCTGATAAATGTTTGGGTATTAACTTAACTGAACAGCATTGGCATTGTAACCATTGTAATTGGAAAGGTAGGCTACCAAAAGAAATATTTATTGAAGAAAAAATATACGTAAAGCCAGTATGGAGAAACAAAACAGACTTATCCGATAAGTGTATTAAATGGTTTGAAGGTCGGGGACTTACTCAACAAACATTAATTGATTGGAAAGTTAGTGAGGGTTTGGAGTGGATGCCTCAATCAGGCAAAGAAGAAAACACAATCCAATTTAATTACTTTGATGAAGATGGGGAGTTAACCAATGTAAAATATAGAGATGGCAGGAAAGGATTTAAACTGCATAAGGATAGTAAACTAATATTTTATGGCTTAAACTCATTTAAATACACTTTAGAAGCGTTTTTATGTGAAGGTGAGATAGATTGCTTATCTATTTATCAAAGTGGCTTTAAAAACGTTTTAAGCGTTCCAAACGGTGCAAACATAAAAACAAACAATTTAGAATACTTTGATAGGGTTGCTCATAAGTTTGCTGAAACTCCATTAATTTACTTATGCTTTGATAATGATAACGCTGGCAGAAGGTTATTAGATGAATTTGCAGACCGATTAGGCAAAGAACGCTGTAAGATAGTTACTTTCAAAGATTGTAAAGATGCGAATGAATGTTTGCAAAAGTATGGAATACAAGGTATAATCGAATCTATTTCAGAGGCTAAAGAATTTCCATTAGAGGGTGTATTTACCATTGAAGATATGGTGGATGACATTGCTGATATGTACGAGAATGGATTGGAGAAAGGCGTAAACATTGGACATCAAACATTTGATAAGTGCTTAACATTTGTTAAAGGTTACATTACAACAGTTACGGGAATACCTGGACATGGTAAGAGTGAGTTTGTAGATGAAATAGTATTACGTTTAAACATTAATCATGGGTGGCGGTGTGCTTTTTACTCACCCGAAAACAAGCCTACTAAATTACATTTCAGTAAGTTAGCAAGAAAAATAATAGGTAAAAGTTGGGATAGTGGTTTTGATAATCGAATGACTTATTTAGAGGTGCAAATGGTACAAAAGGCTTTAAACAATAATATTTGGTTTGTTAAACCTGAAAAGGATTTCTCACTTGAAAGCATATTAGAACACGTTAAACAATTAAAGTTAAAGCATGGCATTGAATGCTTTGTTATTGATGCTTGGAATAAGCTTGAACATAAATACGGGGTATCGGAAACTAAATACATTGGTGAGAGTTTAGATAAGTTAGCTAACTTCTGCGAACTTTACAATGTTCATTGTTTTTTAGTTGCTCACCCCCGAAAAATAGCAAAGGATAAACAAAGCGGTAAATATGAAATTCCAACTTTATACGATGTGGCAGGTTCTGCTAACTTCTTTAACAAGTCAGATAATGGAATAAGTGTTTATAGAGATGAAGAAAACAAAACATGGATTCACGTTCAAAAGGTTAAGTTTTCACATTGGGGGCAAATAGGACATTCAACTTTTACTTACCATAAACAAAGTGGAAGATATATTGAAGATGGTAGTTTTTATCATGCTGGTAGTTGGGTAAGTTTAGCAAGTCAGCCAATACAATTAGAACAAAATAATAATTTTTTAGAACAAACAGAAGACCCATTTTAACAACGTATTGAAATAAATTGTATATTTGCTTTATGGATTCATACGAAATGCAATATTTTTGGAAGTAGTCTATAATAGACGTATTTAGATGGCAGATAAGGAAGGTAATAAAACAGGAGGTAGAACTAAAGGTTCAACCAATAAAGTAACAGGCAGAGCCAAAGAACTGCTATTGATAGCTATTGATGAACAGTCCGATAAGTTTAATGAGGTAATGAAAAACCTATCAGAAGAAGAACCTAAAGAATGGGCTAAATTAATGGTCAACTTATTTAAGTACGTTGCACCTGAGAAAATAGACCTTACCACCAACGATAAAGATTTATCAATACCAGTAACAAATTGGGTAAATGGCAGTAAATCTAAATGAAAAGTTTAAACCACTTTTTACAACAAAAAAACGTTACATAATACTTACTGGCGGTCGGGCAAGTTCAAAATCTTTTCATGTAAGTACATTTGTTTGTTTACTTACATACGAAAAGAAACAAAAAACACTTTACACCAGATACACGATGTCAAGTGCTGAGATAAGTATCATTCCCGAATTTAAAGAAAAGATTGAGTTACTTGAAGTGAACAATGCTTTTACTGTTACAGCTAAAGATGTTATCAATACAAAAACAGGTGGCGAAATACTATTCAGAGGCATTAAAACGTCATCAGGAACACAAACCGCAAATTTAAAATCAATTAATGGTGTTACTTGTTTTGTAGTTGACGAAGCTGAGGAGTTCACCGATGAAGATTCATTTGATAAAATAGACTTATCGGTACGTACTAAAGCGGCTCAAAATAGGGTAATAATCATTTTAAACCCATCAAATAAAGAACATTGGATTTATAAGCGTTTCTTTAGTAACAGTCATAAGATAGAAATGATTGATGGGCTACCAATCGAAATAAGCACACACGATGACGTAGAGCACATTCACACTACTTACCTAGACAATATAGCGAATCTCTCAGAAAGTAGCTTAAAAGTCATAGAAAAGATGAAACAAACATCTTTACGAATGTATGGACATAAAGCACTAGGGCAATGGCTAGATATTGCTGAAGGTAGTTTATTTCAGCATATTAAAACTTACCAGCATAATGAAGCGTTACAATTTGATAGCTCATTTGCTTACATTGACATTGCTGACGAAGGAAATGATTACTTATGTATGGTTGTTGGCAGGAATATTGGTAGCGATATTTACATTACTGATATTGTTTTTAGTGATGCAAATACAGATATTACATTACCACAATGTGCAATGGTAATAAAACAAAACAATGTAAGCTATTGTAGAGTTGAATCAAATAGTATGGGTGCTATGTTTGGTCGTAATTTACAAAAGTTAGTTAATGAAACAGCTATTTTATTTGCATCTTCAACAACGCACAAACACACCAGAATATTAAATGATAGTGTTTCAATATGTGAGTATTTCCGTTTCAAAGATGAGCAATACAGAAATGAAATGTATCATAATGCAGTAGGTCAATTGAAACTTTACACTAAAGATGGAAAAGCAAAACACGACGATATGCCAGATGCTTGTAGTGGTTTAATGACATTTATTAGAAGTATGCTAAGTGATCTATACTAATTTACATAAATACCTACTTCAAAACGTTTATTATTCTTATGTATTAAAGGAGTGTGTATTTATTTGTCTAAACTAATACCAATCATTTGTGTAAGAATAACAGCAGCTTGTTGAGTAGTTATAATTTGAGCGCTTACCAATTGTGAAATACTTTCTACATGTGATTTAAATAATTCAGCGCCTTCTTTTTTATTTTCTTGCAATATTTTTAGATGCTCATAAGAAGCCTCTATGTAAGCACCTTTACCAAATATTTTTTCAATCTGTAAAAACTCTGCTAAAGATTGGAAATACTTATCAGCATAAGGCTGAATGGTATCTGAATATACTTGCTTTATTGATGCTGTTACATTTTCATAAGTAGCGTTCTTACTTGCAAATAAATTAACATTCATTCCAAAATGATCAATAAGTATTAAAGTATCTTCTGCAACTTCTTCAAATAACATCATATCTTTAGTAGGAAAACTCATCGGTGTCCATGATAAGTTGGCTTCTGTTATTAGTAACTTCATTTGTTCATCGTTGATTCCGTAGTTTTTTCTGTGAGCATTTTCAATACGTTCCTTTTCTTCTTTACGTAATGGAATAGCACCCATTGAATCCTTATTACTTCCACTAGATAATATACCTATTGCACCTTTTTCGTTTATTAAAACGTTACGGAATTTATAAGCCCCATCAATATTTGACAACGGGTGCTTTAAAAACTTCAAAGGACTTGTTCCAATAATTGGATTATCAAGTGAATTATGGCGCATGTACATTATATATTCAGGATCGTATATTTTTTTTACGTTTGCTTCGCAATATTCGTAACCGCTTATAATATCTTTCCGCTCTATTTGGTCAAATACTTTTCCAGTTGTTATTGGATTCATGTACATTGGTGAAATGTTCCACAAAGCAATAGGAAAAGTTTGTAAGCTACTTGGTTTGTTCTTATATGTAAATTGATTGCCATAAACATCAAGCTGTTCTAATTGGTTTTCAAGAAACTCATTAAAAGACTGCATTACATTCGGCTGATATATCAATTTATAAAATTCCTCAGCTTGT